GTCGGCATGTTAGAACTGCCCCTGTCTGCGTGCGCCGTGACGGCGGAAGATGCCGTCGAGCTGACCCTGGGAGTCGAGGCGCTCCATTGACTTTTTCACCATCACATCGACGGTCATCTCGCCGTTGGGGCCGCGCCGGGTTTGTTGTTGCTCGGCCTCCATCTGATCGCCGCTCTGGTTGATCACGTTCACCGTGACATCCCCGCCGCCGCCAAGCCGACTGTTTGGTGTGACCTGCCCGTCCTGGCTAGGAACGAACAGCTCGGGCCCACGCTCGCCGACCATGTAGGGGCGGCCGTCGTAGACGTTGCCGCCGTTCGCCCGACCAGGAAGGAAACTCATGCTCTGCATCTGCGCGGTCGATGCGACCTGATCGCCAGCACCCCCGCCGGGGAATAGACCAGAGATGCCCGAGGTGATTGCACTCGCGGCGGGATCGATGACCTGCTGGCGCAGGATGGCCGCGCTGATGTCCTGCGCGAGCTGCTTGAACACGTCGGATGCGGACTCGCCGCGGACGATCAAGTTTTCAAGCGCGTCGCCAATACTATTCTCGATGGTGTCGGCGACGTCCCTGACCGAATCGCCAATCGAGAGCATCATTTTGTCGAAAACAGGTAGCTCATCGGTAATCTGCTGGACGGACTTCTCGATGCCCGAGAAAGAGTCCTGCACACCCGAGAACTCCATGTCCTGAATAAGGTTCACATGGGCTAGGCTTTCAGGACCCCTAATCAGATTGCGCTGTGACCCGGCCTGTGCCCCAGCCGGTGAGCGCGATGGCATCTCAATGCCGTTACGTGTGGCCTCGGCTGCATCACGCAGAGCATCGGCGGCAGAGTTGCCCAAAGACGGCCCGGCATCACCCCCGTTGCGGAGCCGGTCGAGTTCCTTGCGGTAGCCCGCCAGGTCCTCGCTCAGATGCTGAATCTGCTCTCGGTAACCCTCGACCGCCGGCACATCGCCGAAGCCCAGGTTTTCAAGTTCCTCAACCTCCGAGCGCAGGTCGGCAATCCGGCCCTCCGTTTTTGGGATGAGCTGGCTTTCCAGGTCCTCGATCCGGCCGGTGCCAAAGCGCTCGACGAGCTCATTCATCATGCGCTCGGTCGCTCCCAGCGCCAGCCCGATCTTGCCAAACCCCTTGCCAAAGAATAGCCGTCCGATGAGACCGTACCCGGCCGGGCCGGCGACGTTGTCGATGTTCTCGACGGTCGTGGCCGAGAGCTCAAGGATCGTCGCTAACAGCCGCCGGATTTCCGCCTCGTTCTCCGAGGCAAAGCCAAGGAATGCGTTATCGAGGCTGCTGCGAATCTGATCGCTCATGATTGCCACTTCTTCGGCAATCCGCGCGGTCGACTCCACCGTCTCGTTGGAGGCGATATTAGCCTGCGTGCCTAAAGAGCCAATGCCATCAGCTCCGCGCCGGAGCAGCGGCAAAAGCCGCCGGGCGAGATCATCGCCAAAGATGCGCGCGGCCACAGCGAGCTGCTGGGTCTGCGTTTCCGCGCCAGCCACCGCGTTGGCGACGGTGTTGAAAAGCTGCTGAGGAGACTTGGACCGCAGGTCATCGACCTCGATGCCCACCATCGCGAAGTCGTCAATAAACGACTGCATGCCTGACTTGGCATCCTCGGCGCGGTCAGAGATCGTGATCAACGCATCCGAGACGTCCGCCGAATCGGCCCCCACCAGCCGGAATGCGAACGAGAGCCGCTGGAACTGCTCGGCGGTCACGCCAAGCGCCTGGGACTGATCGCGGATCGAGCGAGCGGACTGCAGGGCGGCATTGCCAAAGGCGATGAGCTGCTGCGTGCCGACGGTCAGCCCCACGGCGCCGAGCACACGAGTGAGCGTGTTAAGCGTCGAGGTGAAGTTATCCGTAGCGCGCTGGGCTGTCGTCGAGGCCTTGGAGAACTTGCCCAGATCGCGCTGGGCCTTGTTCACCGGCCGCGTATCGACTTCAACCTGCAGCCTTGCGACGTCTACCATTGTTTTTCCTTCGCTGTGAGAATGCGCGGAATTGCTCGCTCACCTTGTCTGCCACCGCCTCGCGGTCGACCTGCGTTGGATCAGCCCAGGGGCAGGGGCAGTTGGCGTCTTTGGATCGGTGGTGCTGGTCGGCGTAGGCCATTGAGAGCGTGCGGATGGCCTGCGCCTCGTGAGGCGCGAGTACCAACCCCGTGACTGACTGCCAGGCGGCGATGTCCTGCCAGCCGATCGGCACCGGCCCCATGCCGCCCTGGACAATGGGGCCTATCTCGTAGAGCCACTGCACCAGCTCAGGCATTGCGCCAATCGGCGGCCAGTTGCCCTCGTAGCCCTCGGCGCGCGGCCGATGCTGCTTTTCAGGCGTTGTCTCTAGCCACGCGCGAAAGCGGACAAAGTCAGTCGCTACTCGGAGTTGGTGCTCATAAAATTGGCCCGATCGCCCTGGAAGCTATCCACCTGCTCAATAAGCCAGGGGAATCGCTCATAGACGGTGCGGACGTTTTCAGGTGTGAACGCGAGCTCCTCGCCATCGAGCTCAATGCCGCCCCATTCGAGCGTCATTGCAACGCGCGTCTCCATCGCCTCCTGCTCAAGCGCATCGAGGTCGAGGTCGGAGGAGCGGTGATTGCGAAACCGCCGGCGGATGTCCGCGCGACGGCTTTTGGCAATCCTGGAGTCCGGCCCGGCAAGCTTGATCCAGGCGTCTGTGATCTCCTGGGTGATGGGGTGCCGCACATAGAGCGCGGCCCCCTCATCAGAGCCCTTGACCGTGTCGAGTGCAGAGAAATCCATGCTAAGACCCCCGGTCTAGCGTTTAAGCGGGCGAGACTTCGACGATCTCGTCGGTGATCTCGATGGTGATCGAGGCCGAGGTGATCTGATCGACACTGCCGACGTTGGCCGTGTAGCTCATGACCTGGCCGACGAAATACAGCTCGGTGCCATTCTGGAGGGTGACGTTGAAGCTATAGTTATCATCGCTGTCGAGCGCGTTGATGAGCTCCGTCTGCCCCGCATCTGAAGGAACACGGGCGACGGTCATCGAGATCGAGCCGTCGTTAAACGAACCCTTGCGCTTGACGGTCTGACGGCCATCGAGCGGGTTGTGGGTGACAAGGCTGTACTCACGGCCGAACTCGCCAAGGTCAGTCACCTCGCCGATGGTCTCGAAGGTAAGGGCCTCAAAGCCGGTGTCGTCGTAGGTGCTCGGCTCGCCCGAGACAATACCGATCGTGGTGCCTGCAGAGGTAAATGCTTCTGATGCCATTGTGCTATCTCCTGGTGTTCTCGCGCACGGCGTCGTTTAGATACTTGGTTGCTTCACGGATGCTCACCCGCATCATTCCCCGAGGTGCCTGACGCGACCACGCCTCGTACTCCAGTCGCTCGATGTACGGGACGTTGTTGGTGAGGTAGTAGATGGTGCCGGGGATGCGCTGCTTGATCGCCGTCACCTTCGGGGTTGGGTCTGCAATCGAGTCGATCGCGCTCGTGACGGGCGCCCCGATTGAGGGAATCCAGTTGGCCCGAGCGGTGCCGCCGACATAGCCAGGCGGCGCACTGTCAGGGTTTTGCCACTCGTCAGGGTTGCCGACCGGCGTGCGAGTGATGATCTGCCTCGACAGCCCCTCGGCGAAGTCGGCTGTGACCTCGTGAATCCGCTCGCTGTACTTCTCGGCATAGTTCGCGATCTGCTTACCGAAGCTGCGCGCCATCAGTCAAACACCCGCCAGTTGATCGAGACCGGGATCACATACCAGACGTCGTCAAAGAGCGCCGGGCCGAAGTCGATCGACTCGATATGCACATCCTGAATCTTGCGGTTGGCCGCGAAGTGATCGCGCACCTTGTCGGCCATGTTCTGCGCCGCACCGGAGCCCTTGCCGATGGGGGCAGCGACGCTGACCTGGTAGATGCCCGGCGTGTTCTGTTGGTGATCGAGTGAGTAGAGCGTGCCGCCGGCCGGCAGGATGCTGACCTGCAGATGCAGCTCGCTCGGGTCGGGCTCGTAGTTGGTGTTTGCCCAGGCGACATCGGGCAGGCCCGGCATGCTCGCCAGGTGCTGGTCGAGCGCGGCGGTGACATCTCGGAGCATGATTACTGCCTCGCCTGTGCGATCGTCATCACCCGAACGCCGGCCGGCTTGATCGGGTTGGTGTCAATGATCCGGTACTCAACGCCATCCTTGGTGACGCGGTCATCGATCTGCGGGGCGCCCGCCACCAGCAGCCGTGCATCACCGCGCTTGACCAGCGTCTCGTCGATCTCATTGCGCCGAAAGTCCGTCCACACCGTGTCAGCGGTGTAGGTCTCGGTCGTGCTCGATGTCGTGCCCGTAGCCGGGTCATAGCTCGTGCCGGTCTCGCGGGTGTAGGTCAGCGAGCTGCCGAAGCGCTTTAGCAGCGACTCCGCGCTCGCCTTGGTGCCGGTGTAGTCAAAGCTCATCGCCTAAGCCCGCGCGACGTTGATCACGTTGGTGGCGGCCGAGGAGGTGCGCACATACTTGCGCAGCTTCAGCCGGATCATCGGGTCGAAGTTGCGATTGCTCACCCCGTCCTGGTACTCAACCGAGATCGTGTCGACGCTCTCGGACTTCACCGCTGGCGTGATGACCGCGGCCGGGCCGTTGCCCTGATCAATGGCGATCGCGATGGTGTACTCGGCATCGATGATGCCCTGCGGCACGGTGGCGTCATCGAGCTCGACGCCATCAACATAGGCGTTCTTCCGCGGCCACTGCTCGGCCTGCGTGTCACTCGCCTTCTCGCCAATGAACTCAAGCGCTTCGAGGTAATCGTGAGCGAGCACGAGCAGCTCATCGGCGTTCGCTTCAAGCGTAAAGCCGCGCTCGGTGGCGTAGCTCGTGAGTCCGGTTGTATCGCCGTAGGCCATAGTCAGCTACCCCTGTATCCACTCGCCCTAATTGCCCGGCCCTGTCGCTCGGCCCGAGCCTTGGCGCCGCGCCCGACATAGCAGGTGCCCGATGGCCCCCACTTCCAGCCCGAGCGGCCGTTTTTCTGGCAGCGCTGCACCGGCATTAGTCATCGAGGGGCGTTGGCCCCTCCTCCTGACTCACGCTCCCGCGGCAGTGCCAGTCGGCGCGGGCTAGGTCGTTGGGTGAGAGCGCATCGCCCGAGGCAATGCCTGCAGAGCGCGCGCAGTAGTTATCGCCGGCCGGCGTGCCGGGGCGAATGCGCCCGCCCGCTTGGCCGAAGTTGATCACGCGGCCCTCGGAGGTGATGGCCGCCTTTTCCTTGTCCTGGGCGCGTGACTCGCGGATAGAGACCACGCGGCCTTTGATGCGATAGCGCTTGCCAATCTCAAGCGGCATCGCGCTTATTCCTCGCCTACGGACGGTTCGCCCGCTGGCGCTGTGCGTGATAGACCCGGAACGCCCGGCTCGTCGGTAGCGCGAACGTCCTCAACGCCTTCTGACTTGCGTTTGCCCCGACCTTTGGGTTTGGTGTTGGCATGCTTGAGTGCCTCTCGCTGGGCGCGCTTGACGCGCTGTACGGTTTCAAAATCGACCAACTGGCCGGGCTCAAGGCCATCCCTGTTTGCCATCGGTAAAACTCCTGATCGGCCCATAAAAAAAGGCGGCCCCTCCGCAGAAGGGCCGCCCTGTGCGCACTAACCGGTTTAGTTAGTGACGAGGAACGCCAGCGGGATGTTCTTGCGGTCGATCACGCGGTCGATGTTGCTCGCGCTGGCGAGCTCATCGTGTGTGAACGACACACCCGTGGGCGTGCCCGTGGCCTGGAAGCCGAAGGGGTGCAGAATCCAGGTGTTGCGCACCCACAGGGTCTCGACGCCACCGCCGTCGCCCTGATCGGCATAGCGCTCGACCTCAACCGGCACCTCGGGGCTGCCCACGCCGTAGCCAAAGGCACCCGAACCAAACAGCACGCTGGTGTACTTAAACCCGTCGGTGCCGCCCGCCTCTGAAGGCATCAGATCATCAACGATCACCCGCAGGCCGAGGTAGGTCGGGATGACCAGATTGCCCTCGGAGTCGGGGATGAAGTCGATGTCGTTGTTCTTCAGCATCTGGGCGTACACCGCCGAGTGAACCGAGATCGCCGTGAGCTCGTCGTAACGATCCCCCAGCGTATTGGTAGCCTCGACAAAGGCATCGCGGTTGAACTTCGTGCCGGCGTCCTGCCCCGAGACCGACTCGGAGGCCACATCAACCACCATATCGCCGGAGTCGTTGGCGACGTTGTCAGCGACAATGCCGTTCACGGTGGCGATCAGGCGACGCTGCCACTGACGCTCAAAGTAGCGATCCGTGCGGTTGCGCACCTGATCCATCGCCCGAGCACCCAGAGCGAGCTCGGAGGCCAGATCGGCGGCCTGCCAGCCCTGGTTGACGAACGCCTTGCGGGCGATCTGCTCACCCTGCACGACTTTCTGCGGCGTGGCCGTTGAGCTCGGATCATCGGAGCTGTAGTTCACCTCCACCGAGCCGTCGAGGTCTTTCCAGAACGGCAGCTCGGCGGTCTTACCGGCGGAGCCAGCAAGCTCGTCGAGGAGCGCGTTACGGGTGACGACGCCGGCATCGAAAAAGGCGGTCTTTTCAGGACCATTGACCGGGGGCAAATCCCGGAAAACGGTCACATCGATAATGTCACTAAGACGAGTGGTAGCCATGAGGTTAATCTCCTATTTACTGGCCGTAATACTCATTGCGCAGGCGCTGGTATTCCGTTGGGTTATCGGCTCGCAGCTCGGCGAGCTCGGCGCCTGACATCTCGGCAAATGATTTATTGCTTACGGCCCCGCCGTTATTCGATCCCGCGGCCCCGCCGCCGGTGGCACCGCTCCCGTCTACCAGGAACGGATACTTCTCTCGCAGTTGGGCGAGGATTTTGTCCTTGCCCACGGGCACGCCGCCGAGCTCAAAGACGACATTGTCGTCACGGAACTTGGCGTACTGTGCGGCTTTCTCCTGCAGGAGCTCGCCACGGGCGCTGTCGCGCGTAAGCTCCGAGGCGATCTTGGCGGCCTCGGTCTCGATGCTCTGGCGCTCGATGCGTGACAAAAACTCCTCGTGCCTCTCCTGGAGCTCACGCTTGGCCTCTTGTTCGCGCTCGTAGAGCTCGCGGAACTGCTCCTTTTCCTTGAGCCGCTCCTCCTCCTGGCGCTTCTGCTCCTCTTCGAGCTCCTTGGCGCGCTGCGCGGCGGTCTTTTTCTCCCCGAGCAACTCCTCGACCTTGTTCTTCAGCCCGCTCACTTGCTCATCGATGAGCTGCTGCACCTCCTCCTCGGTGTAGGTCTTGCCGGAAGCCTTAATCTCCTCGGCGACGTTCTGCTCGGCCTGCTCCTGGATTTCCTGATCTGTAGCCATTGCTCTAAGCCCCTAGCTTCGGTTGCTTGCCGGCCTCTAGCCGGGTTAGTCAGCCGGTTTGGCTTTCTGCCAAGCCAGCGGATTCTGGTCGCGCAGCTCCTGCAGGCTGATCTCGGCGCCATCGGCGTCGATGAAGTCCTTGGCGTTGAGCCCGCCCTGCTTGAACAGCTCGTACTTCGCATCACCGTCTCGGTACTTGCGAAAGAACTCGCGCTGAAAGTCAGCCGGCTGATCGTTAAGCCAGCCGGAGAATGTCTTGCGTGATGAGACCTGGCTGACGCCATCCGCCCCGATCGCCGGGCGCTCACCCTCAAGGCCGCCGAGCACCGAGTCCGGTCGCGGCTCGGGCACTCGCACCGAACGGCAGTTGTAGTGCAGCGGCGGAATCGGGCCGGTACCGGCCTCAAAGACCTGTCCGTCAAACCCCGAGCAAGTGGGGGTCGTGCGTATATCGAGCGTGGCGACAAACTTCTCGCCGGCCAGCACTGCCTCGTTCTCGGCAACGAAGCGCTCACGAGCCACGCTGGCGGTGTGATTCATCGCCGTCTGGACGACTGTCCGCGCCTGAGAGCGCGTCCGGCCCCTGACCTTCTGGCTCACCCGCCGAGCGATCACATCGGGCGTGTCATTCGCCACAAAGCCCGAGGAGATCACATTCTTGATCTCCGCTTTCTGTGAGCGGGCGAACGTCTCGACCATCTCATCGATGCTCAGGCGCTGGCGCTGCCCGCCAATGAGTAGCGTGGCCGCGCTGGAAAACACCGCAGCGCGTAGCGTGTCAGTG